GCGCTATTCGCCGTTAACGACCCACCAACAGTTAAACTACCACTCGTAGAATCTGACGTGTCACTACGCAAAAACTGATGAGCATGCAGTCCATCGACGTCATCAGCACTAAGACCTGAATCGCTTCCGTCGTTTCCGGACGTCCACGGTGTGAAACCGTTAATGAAAACACCTGAATAGGCGTCTAAGTTTATTACACGGCTGTCTAACGTTATATGAGAGTTTGTGCTATTCGCAAATCTCCCTGTCCCTATCGTTATCCCTCCGTCATCTCTGCCGGTAGTTATGTCGATAGAACCTACGGCGTTATTTATGTTCACTCTATTACCGTTCATACCCCAATAATCAGAGAAGAACTCGTCGAAAGATATTTCGCCTCCATAACTCGATTCTCTTGGATCGCCCATGTTCGACACAGTTCCCATAAATTTAATTTTGGATTCGTTGAATAATAAAGCTGTCGAGGTTGCATAGTTGCCAACTGATATAAAACCGTCCGATATTGTTGTTGGACCAGATGCTATCGTTCCGCCGGATATATACGGACCAACAATACTAACACTGGCATTTATTGTTCCGGCAGTTATCTTATCTGCGGATAAATCGAGTATCTTAGCATTAGTGATTGAGGCATCTGCAATTTTAGCTGTCGTGACTGACAGATTAGTTATCTTAGCATTAGTAATTGACGCATCTGCAATTTTAGCTGTCGTGACTGCTAAATCAGCAATCTTAGCGCTATCAACTGCTAAATCTGCGATTTTCGCGTTAGTTATTGCAGCGTTTTGTATCTGTCCTGTACTTACAGCTAAAGTATCGATTTTTGCATTAGTAATAGCTGCGTTTGCAATCGCCGCATTACCTACTGCTAAATTAGCTATTTTTTCTGCTGTGACAGCACTGTCCGTTAATTTACTTGCATCAACAGACAAACCAGCGAGTATGTCAGCATTAACACTACCAAACATCATGTCATCTGTAATGATTTTTACCGTCGATGCGCTGATTTCTGGCGTAAAGTCTGAACCAGTGCCATGCGTATTAATTGAACGAATTCTAAAGTACCAGGTTTCAGTTGTATTTGCTTCGTGCGCGTAACCGCCGGTCTTTCCTCGCCATACTAAATAATTACTTGTAGGTACAAAACCTTGCACCTTTGATGCATAAACTTCGTAAGCTGCGATATAACTTGCCGGGTCATAATCCCATTTTAATGATATGTTCTTAAATAATCCATTAGCTACAACATTAGTCGGCACTGGAGGAGTTATATCAGGAAATGAGTTATCATCTACCGTATCCCATATACCACTTTTATCATTTACAATATCAATAACCTTATTAATATCATCATCGTTATCACTTAAATAATCGATTAAATTACCAACTGTTATTTCAGCATTTTGAGGATCTCCGATATCGTAGACAAACTTTTCGATACGTGATTGGAATATTAAGTTAGTTCCAAACTCTTCGCTTATAATAGCAACCTTATCACCTAATCGAGCTTTTTCATGTTCATATCCTGCTAATGATTCAAATGATATAACATCTAGCTCATAAGAGATTAAAGGCTCTGTTCTTTTTAAAACTTCTTCCCACGTTTTTTGAAGTAATACTTCAGGGTCAGTTTCTTGCGAATCTTCGAATGCTCCAAATCTATGAAGGAAACCTCCGCTACCATTTGGAATACCAAACATTGATTTGGCGTCATTGCTTCCTACCCAATCTTGTCCTAATGGTTTATCAACTGGATCACCGTTAGCAACAGACCACTCTACATTACTGAATTTTAACTTTCTTGTATATCCACCAGCTTCAGTCTGTTCAGATGATCCAATACCATATAAGGCAGTCTTTGGATAAAATATAACTTTTTCAGCAAGTGATTCTATATCTTTTGTAGGTCTGAAAACTTTACCATTTTCATTTCCTCTTGCTGTTACAATATCTATATATCGACCTGATATCTTGTTTCCACTTATCTCAATTCTATCTACTAATTCTCCGCCCCATTCATTTAATATTTTTTGAATGCAGGATAAAGCATTTTCATAATAGAAGTTAGTAGAGCCTAATCCTAAATCTGCAACGTTACCTACCTGCCATCTTGATGTTTCTAATGCGTTAGTAAGGGCATTCAATGCAGTTGTATTTTGAGGTCGCCTGTCTTCAATAATTGCGTCTATTAATTCTTCTCTTGCAGGTAAGCAGGTAGCGGTTACGACCGTATCATTATCTGATGTTTCCTTATCTACTTCACGTATAGTAAACAATCTGAAATTACGGTCTAAATCTTTAAATGCAACTTGGTTTCCCTCTTTGATAAATTTTGAACTATCTTCACTAAGTGAAATTTCTAGTTCAAATTCAACTTCTGCACTTACTGTATCTGTAAATTTACCTCTTGTATAGAGTTTAGTAGCTGAAAGAAGTTCATCTTCCTTGTTAAATATATAAATAGTTTCTCTCATTTACAATCTCCTTTCTCTATACACTACATTGACATCACAATTATTAGAAAATGTTATCGTATTTGTACCTTTCTCAAGATAGAAATAGTCAGGATTCTCAAGGTCAAGCGCCACCATTTTCAATTCATTGTTTATAATGATCTTCTCTTTTTCAAAATCGATGTTAATGGTATCTCCTATTACGAAGTTCCATATAATTCCTAATGTTTTAGAACCATTGCTTATATGAAGATTGCTAAACGCTTGGTTAATAGTTATGTCCATTACTGGAAGTGTAGGTTCATTTTCTATATAAATATCAACTGAACCTGTTGATGTAGATGCAATGCTTTCATAATAATATTTATAAGGATCAAGACAGGCAATGACAAATGTAACCCGTCCGATATTTTTAATTAGATCTTCTTTATTGATTGAGCTCTGTACCATTCCATAATAGGTGAAACCTGGTTGGTCTTCAAATGTTATAGGTACAGGGAAATCTGAGGCTAAGGCATCTGCTAAATCATCTGCCTTATCCTCAAGATTATCACTTTTTAAAGTCATTGTAACTTCAATAAGCCTCCTGCCTATTCTTTTTCTTACAAGAACTTCTCCGACATTACCGGGAAACATTTTAGTATCTAACTCAAAATCAGGAAAAATGTTTCTTTTTATTTCGTTTATTCGACCTAATAAGGAAAGTTCATTAGAGTTAAATATAATCATTTTAATCCCTACCTTTCAACTTATCCTTTGTTCTTTTCTGTCTGTCTAATTCTTTCTTAGAGAATTTAGCAGTAGCTTTTCCGACTTCTTTCTTGTCCATTGTCACTGGTATAGTGAATTCATAAACAGTGTTATCATCGTCTTCATCCTGACCACTGTACGTTAAGTCTTTCGGATAGTTACCAAAACTGGTAGATGTTAAACTTTTAGCATCCATATCTCCTGCATCTGCAAATGCTAATGAATAATTCTGCTCAGGAAGTTCTAACATTTGAGCTAAAGATCTTTGAACATCTTTTTCTTGTCTATGCATAGAGTCTTCCATAGGTCCGCCAAAATCTAACCTGTCTAAGTCACTTAATGGACCTTCCTTTGCAGGAGAGAATGGTAAGAAATTACGAATTTTCTTAGCTACACCTTTAACAGCGTTTACTGCCTTACTTGCAGCTCCTGTAATACCTTTTACCATCTGTCCGATAAGACCTTTACCAGCATTTAAGAATGATGATCCTAAATTTTTTACAAAATTCAGCATACCTTTAAATACACCTTTAACTTTATCTGAACCTTGTTTAACCGGATTAAATAAAGCATTAACAATTTTGCTAAAGGTATTTGTAACACTACTTAATAAATTGCTCACAGTATTACTCACTGAATCTTTCAGCCCATTGAAAATTCCTTTTACACTGGACCACATGTTATTAAATATTTCAGATGCTTTTGATTTAAGTGCATTGAAAATGTTAATTAAATGACCTAAGAATATTGACCGTATTAACCCCCATATAAATTCGAGAGCTCCGGAGAATATATCTTTAATACCACTCCATAACATCTTAAAGTCCATTGTAAATATACCAGTAAATACCTTAACGATACCTTTAATAATTTTGAGCGCACCGTCTATAATCTTCTTAATGCTGGTCCAAGCAGATTTAATGACTGCAATCACAACTGCCATGACAACTTTAATGATTCCCTTGATTATATTAAATGCGTTTGTTACGGCTGACATTATCTGCTCACCGTTTTGCGCCCAAAATTCTAGTAATGCGTTAAGTTTCTCTTTCACAAATGGAAGCACTAATTCAAGTACGGTTACAATGACATCTTTCACTGCATTAAATATAGTCATGACTGTCTCTTTAATGCTGTTAAACACTTGTAAGAAACTTTCAACTAATTGCTGACCGTGGTTATCCCAAAATTCTAATAGCATTAAAACAGTTTCCTCAATAAACGGCATAATAATATCAAGCACTTCTTTTATGCTTTCATATATACGCCAGAATACATCGGATATGATCTGCCATATTCCATTGAACAATGTAGTAACGGTTTCTACTATACCTTCTCCGTACTCATTCCAAAGCTCCTGTACGTAAACGAGTGCTTGAAGTATTACTTCCTTAACTCGTAAAAACACCTCAGAAACAACGGTCTTTATTCTCTCAAAGCCTGAGGATACTGCATCTCTAAATGCCTCTGATTTAACCATACCCGTACTAAATACTCCAATAAGACCAGCTACGGCGGCTACGACTAGAACAATAGGAGCGGATAAGCTACCAAGGACAGTCATTAACGTACCCATTACAACCAGTAAAGGACCAACAGCTCCAACCAGAGCTGCTACAATGGTTATAACTGTCTTTGTTTCTTTACTTAGTCCGGAAAACCACCTTACCGCTCCTATAATTTTATCAGTCACTGCTGTTAAAATAGGAAGTAAGATATCTCCAAATTCAATTGCCACACCTTCAAGCGCAGATTGTAAAGTTTTTAATGTACCACTAAATCCTCCGCCCATAATCTCGGCCATTTCTTTGGCTGATCCTGATGAGTTCACTAGCATGTCATTAAAGTCTTTAAATTCCTCTCCGCCACGTCCGACGATAGCAAGCCAACCACTCATTGCTTCACGACCAAATATTGTAGCAAAGGCGTTTGTCTTCTGCTCATTTGTTAAATCAGCAGTACCTTTTTCTAACTCTTTTGTCATGTCTGCAAAACTCTTCATGTTACCTTCACTATCAAACATTTCTATTCCAAGATTTTCCATTAAAGAGGCTGCCTGACTTGATGGTTTAGCTAATGCAGATAGACCAGCACGTAAACTTGTACCAGCTTGCGTACCTTGAATACCGGCATCGGACATAAAACCAATAGCGGCAGCTGTTTCTTCAACGCCTAATCCTAATGCACTTGCAACCGGAGCGGCGTATTTCATTGCCTCACCCATCTGCTGTACATTAGTATTTGATTTTGAAGCGACAGAAGCTAATACATCAGCAACTCGTGTCGATTCTTCTGCCTCCATATTGAAACCACTGATAATGTTTGATGTAATATCGGCAGCTGATGCAAGTTCTAATTGACCAGCGGCAGCTAAGTCAAGTAAACCAGGCATAGATGCAATAATATCATTAGTTTCATAACCTGCCATAGCTAAGAAACTCATACCATCTGCGGCCTCACTCGCTGAAAATCTAGTTGTAGCACCTAAATCCTTTGCGAGATCTCTTAGGTTTGTAAAATCATCGCCTGTCGCACCACTTATGGCACGTACTTTATTCATAGACGTTTCAAACTTTGACGCAGTCATAACTACTCCAGTAGCAATTCCTATTAAAGGAGCTGTTACTTTAGTACTCATGCTAGTACCTATTTTTTGCATCTCTTTTCCAGCATTTTTCATAGAGTCTTGCATGCCTGATATACCTTTTTTGAAATCTTTTATATCAGCGCCGATATTTACTAATAAATCTCCAGCTGTTGCCACTACATTCTCACCACCTTACTTATCTATTCCCATATCCTGCATTAATCCTTGTACAACTGATTTAGATTCTTCAGGAGTAGTACGTCTGTCTTTCTTAGATCGTTTCTCATTACCTGTACCAAGAAGTTTCTTAGCAGATATAGGTCGTTTTAGATGTGGTGCAGTTATCCAAGAAGCTAGTTGAGCATATTTTTCCCACTCCGATTCATTACGAAGTTTATACCCTTCTACTAACTCTTGAAGTTCTTTAAATGTTAATGACCAGAAATCAGCAGGCATTAGATTGAGAGGGCCATAAGCAACTCGCTTCAGCGCATCCCAATCCATGCCTGCATTTAGTTTTTTGAATCTTCCTCTTCATCTTCATCATAAGAGTCGTATTCATCTACTTCTTCCATGTCACTAGCATTAATAAGACCTCCGGCAATAAGCGCATCTTTTATAGGCTCCATTAATGTTTCAAATGTATAACCATCTTCTGTCATCATTGATTGGACAATATTACCTGCTCGATGTAATGTAAGTCCACGATCTCTCCATTTAAGACCTGCCCAATAAAATGCACGGATGGTATTAAAGCCCATATTTTCTTCGCTTAAAATTGCTCCGAAACCTTTATCCATTAATTCCTCTAAATCTGCTACTGCATTCAAATCTAATCTAAAAGGTTTTTGTTCCCCTTTTACTGTAATGTTTACAATTCCATTAACATGTGCCATATTATAATCTCCTCCAAATAGTTAGTATTATGCTACTGGTGTAAGTTTACCAGTGCCTTGTAGTTCAAGCGTATATGTTACTTCAGCATCGTAAGGTCCGTCTAATTCTTTTGAAATGACGAGTGCTTCGCCTTCTTCTGTTGCTGTACCTTCTTCTTGAATCTGTACCTTAACTTTAGTCTTGCCACGGAACGCTGTTTTCAATGCAGTGTAACCTACATCATCCGGAACGTATAAACCGTCACAAGAAATAGTCCATCCATATAAACCGTAATCGTACTCGTAAGCACCGCCTGAATCTTTTGTTGTAACATCTAAAGTCTCATTTGACTCAGATAGAGTTGCGCCTCGTTGACCACCGATTGTAATATAAGTGCCCGGCAATGCTGAATCTTCTACTTGAATTAAAATATCTACTCCACGCATTTGTTATTTCCTCCTTGTTATTTAAAATTAAAATCATATACCCACTCTAATACTAGAATAGTCATATGATCTTCTAAATTGTTTGTTTCTACTCTATCAAATACAATCGTATTCGATGTTTCTGTACCATTTTGTTCTAGTACAGGTATTTTAAATTTATTATCTCGTATAGCCTGTGCAATATCATCAGCTACTGTTGATGAGTTTTCAGCACTTTCATGAAAAACTTTAATAGTTAATGAGTAAATATTACGGTAACTATCTTTTGAATGGTATTGTGGTATAACTTGAGGATGAGGGATAAAGATAGATGGTACCTTAATCTGCTCAGGCAATTCGGCATCGTATATGTCTAACCCTGTTTGTTTGTACATGAATCCTTTAATGGATCCTAATAACTGCTCATACATACTTCTCTACCCCTTTCCTACTCGCTTAGTCCAATCTCTTACCTTTGTTTCAAAAGATGCAGCAAATATTTTTCTAAACGCTGTTACTGCATTATCAAAGTAAGGCTTTCCGTCAATATATTGTAATGCTAATATCATACCTTCTGAATGGCCTGGAATGTAAGTAAATTTATCGCCGCTCCAGGTACCAGGAACGAACCTATAAGGCCGCCCTGCTGATTTACTGTCCGTCCAGTGACCATCATTTACATAACGTGCATAATCTACATTTGTACCTACGGTCAATCGTAAACCTCCTGCAGATTTTGTCCATACTCCACCTTCTGCACCTTTGTTGAAGCTATTCAGTAATCGTCTAGTATCTACAACTTGCATGGATTTAATCATCAATTGAACTTCTTCTAGGAACTGCATACCAGAACCCTCTAACCAAAGTTCAACTTCTTGTTGCAACTCTTTATCTGCTAGTCTGTTAAGACGTTTGAAAAGTTTGTTCATACCTTGTACTTCAATATTTATTCCGGACTTTGCCATTTAGGTTCTACCCTCTCTAACGATACTTTTTGATGGTTTCTATATGACATAGGAAGTCCTAAGTAGTAAAACACTCCGTTGAATTCTACCTTGTCTCGTTCACTGACGTTAAATCTCAGTGGTAGATACATGGTGTAAGTATCTTTTACTTCAAGGAATGGATCACCTTGAGATACCAACGGACTGCTTTTCTGCTGTATACTACATGGAACTTTTTCAATGTCTGGTAATGTATCATAATAATATTCGTCAGGAGTAGGAACTCCATAGGACGGCGCTGATGTTCTTTTCTTTAGCTTATACACGTCTACCTTATCTGTCATCATGTCTTGAATGCCCATTACAATGACCTCATTTTAAAGGTTATGCCATTCTTACCTGTTGACCTAACGTGTTTATCTAACAAACTAGAGAGATTAAGAGATACTTTTTTACCACTATCAGATAATGAGTATGAATAGTCACCTAATGTCTCACTCGTGTATCCTTTAATAATAGAATCATCACTATTAATAAGTGTAAAGTATTCAGTGAGTTTAATGAGTGCTAACGTAACAGATTGAGGAAGTGTTACATATTCAGGATCTGTAAAATCATGTCCGCAATATTTAAACACTTCCTCCTTTGCCTGTAATATATCATACTCTAATTGAGTTGTAGATCTGCTCTGTACTGCATCGAATACTGAATAATCTTTAACGTCTTGAGGGGTAATCATGTCTATCATCCCCTTTCATTATTATTCAGTTGCTTCTAATACTGTATCTAAAATAACTTTTTTAGTATCAGCAGGGTCAATGTCAATGCCTTTATCTTCTGCATACGCAATTAAATCTTTCTTAGATAACTTAGTTAAATCAATATCTAAATCATCTACCGTTACTTCATCTTCTTCAGGATTAACCTCTTTGACGTCTTCTTCTTGTTTAGTATGCTCAACTTTAAATAGTTTATTATCTTCAAAGTATTTTGCATCTTCGTCTTTAACGTCTACAGGTTTATCTAAAATAAATGAGTAATTTTTAAATACGTACGTTTTACCTTTTACTAATGTTACTTTTGCCATAGTTATTCTCCTCCTATTAATCTAAAAAATAAAGGAGACCTTTTTAGAGTCTCCTGTTAATTATGATAATGCAGGGTTAATGTTAATTGCTTTTGCTACCGCATCTTCTTCTTCAAACTGAGTATCAACTTTAGCAGTTAATACAATGATGAACTTACGGTTTCGGATATCACGGTCAACTTCAATAGAGACGTTACGTGACATACCGAACAAGATGTTACGAGGGTGAACTAAGAAAGCATCGTTAACTTGCATTGCCGCTGCTCCAATAGTCGCTTCGTAATCTTGTAACATTGCAATACCTTCAACTGGAATACCATATGCTGGAGCAGTATTGGCACCTGTTTGTTGCTGGTCACCTAACGCTGTTCCACGAGTAGCAAGCTGGTCTTTCCATTCTAACTGGTTAGCATGTGATACATAGTATCTCCAAGCAGCAGGGTTACGCAAGTACTTACGAGGTACTGCATTGTAAAGTTGCTTGAATACGTTCTTAGTAATAGGGTCACCGTTTAAGTCTACGATATGACTTGTAGCTTTCTTACGAAGACCGTCAAATAGTTTCAAGTAAGGGTCTGTTGAAGCAGTATCACCATTGATTACTAATTCTTCTAAGTCTAATGCAACACGTTCTGCAAGCATGTCCATAATAGTGTCATAAAGACCGTCTTTCTCGATGTTATTTTCTAAAGTATCGTAAGTAATGTTAACTTCTGCGATAACTTCTTTAGCATCTAAGTTAACAGTACTTGTGGTAGGTACTGCCTTGTCTGCATCTGCTAACGCTGTACCTTCAACACCTGGACGAAGTACACGTTGACCAAATCCGATTTTTTCAATCTTCATTGTATCGTGTGACATCTGTACAGTACGAGCTGCATTTAAAATAGTTGGCTGGTCAATCACCTTACGGTAAAATCGGTTAAATTGTTGGCGGTTAAGTAAACCACCTGAAGCTAAATCTGATAACGTCATGGACGCCTTTTCAATAATATCTTGGTTGTTCATTGGTTAATTCCTCCTAATATAATTTAATTATTTTGTATTGTGTGGTTGTAACTGGCTAAATGTAAATAAATCTTTGTAAATGCTTTCAGTTTCTTCTTCTTTTTCAACGTCTTCTTCAAGTGATTTACTTACACCACGAGATTGTTCTACTTTTTCAAGACGTTTGTTGATTGGAGCAAGCTCTTCTTTAATAACACTTTTAAGCATGTCAGTAAATTCAGCTTGTTTTTCTTCAGCCTTTTCTACCTCATCCTCTTTAGTCTCTTCTTGCCCTTTTTCTACTTCTTGCTCTTCTTCTTTTTCTAAGTTTTCTAATCGTTCATTAACGGGTGCTAATGCCTCTTTTAGAATGTCTTTTAAATCTTCTTTGTTCACAATAATTTCCTCCTTCTTTTCAAAATCTTCTTTTAATGACTTAACAAGAGATCCACTAGATAAAATCTGTTGGAAAATATCTGATACATCTTGTGCATACTCTTTTAACTTTTCTTCGTCAGGTTCTGACTTGTAAAGCTCATCTGCTACAAAGCCTTCAAACATGTGCAATGCATCAAATAAGTTTCGACGTGTTCGAGATCCATCGTAAGCGTCTTTTAACTCGCCTTTTTCAAGGTGTTCTCCTGTAAAGAAGTCTTTGACTAATTTAAAGAATGATTTCTGTACATCATCTTCGTCAATCTCTTCTACTTCAGCAGTGCCGGCCATTGAGTAACCCGTAATCTCACCTTTTTTAATCTCTTCCCAAACGTCTTCATCTGCTTTAGTTACTAATACCCATGAACCTTTTGTAATAACTTCTCCACCTACTTCAAAGTCTTGAGGAGCTACATAAGATTCTACAACTTCACCATAACCTCCGCTGAAATCATGCTGTTTATCGATATTACGGTAAGTAGATAAGAATGTATGAGCTGACTTTTCAATATCCTCTGCTTTCATAACATCGTCATGCGCATCCGGAACATCTGGCTCATATACAATACCATACACCAAGCGCTGTTCATTTCCTTCTTCTTTGTCAATAAGGATTTTAACTTCCTTTTCAATAGTAGGAGTTTCTAATTCCTTAGTTAGAAAGAACTTTTTCTTATTAGCACCTTTATCTACATAACTTACATGAGTAATTTCAGCGTTCTTTAAACGTCTTGTCATTTAGTTTTCACCTCCTTTAAAGAGTCGTCATTGGTATTAGACTCCTTTTTAGTTGTTTTCTTAGCAGGTTTTTTACCCTCTAAAAACTCACTCGGAGTAACAAATGTACCACTCTTTTTCATCTCACGTTCATAGCGTGTTAAAAAGGATACTAATTCTGCTTTATTACTCTCTCGAATAAATTGTTCATACTTAGTCAATGAACATCACCTCCTTATAGGCCTCTCGTTGTTTCTCTACGCAGTCTCTCTTTTTCTTCTTTACTTAGTCCTAATATACTCTCATCAACGCTCGGACTCATAGTACAATGACAATTAACTCTCTCGCTAGCTGGTAAATTAGTATCACGAGGATAGCTGGCATCGTGTCCATTAACATTAAACTTTTCGTTAACGTCTATCGTTGTACCATTAAGTGCTACATGAGCATCTCGTGGATTAATTCCTCTTGGTCCTGAGTGTAGCCATGTTTTACCTGTAACTGCTGGACTTTGTAAATACGCTTCGTCTTGTGCAACTGATGATGCTGTTAATACTTCAGTAATAGCTGTACGTCTTGCCCTTGTTCTATCAAAATCAGGAAGCTCTGCTAATTGTAATTCCATATCTTGAATAGATTTACCTTCTGCTAGTCCATCATATAATACTTTAGTTACTTTATCATGAGTAGATGTTTTCATTAACTTACCTAACTCATCTCCCCATTCTTCTATCCATGTGAGATTTCTTTGTGATAATTGATCAAAGGCTATATCTTTATCAATCAACTGCATGATAGAATCTGCTAACTCAGGTACTGTACTAGATAAAAACTTAACGGATGCATCTCTCATTTCAGTATCGAAGTTATCGTTATCTAGTATCTCAGATAAGAATAATTCTGTTACTGCTCGTGCAACTGGATTACCTACTGTATTACTTGAGGCGTTTTTAAGTCCTTTTATAAATCGTTGCTTTTGATTGCGCAATAATTTTGCAATTACCGCTTCTTGATTATCAATAGCCTTTACAAGAGCTTCTCGTTCAGGAAAGTCTTTTAACAACTTCCTTAAATCATCTGATGTCTTTGCCGTCTTAAGAAACTCGTCGATGTTTTTTATTAATGCAGTAACTTTTTCCATTAGTCATCACCACTTAAATCATTGAGTACATCTCTCATATCCTTTAATAACAGAATAAGGTCATCTTGATTATACGCCTTTTCAATAACTTCGTCTTGTACATTATCAGGATCACTATTTTCAATAGGCTGTGTTTGACCCTGTGGTAAATCATAAGCAGGATCATCAAAGGATTCTAATTCTACTCCTAATAATTTACCAATGATTGGACGTGCATCATTTGGTGCAAGTGCTCCGATGTTTTGAGCTGAGTCTAATACTTTAGTAATCTCTTCAGCATTTGAAATCTCAGGTTTCTTGAATATTAATTTAGTATGCTGTATACCATACTCAGCTAATAGTTTATTGTTTAATACCCATTCAAGTGAGTTTCGCTCAGGTTCAAATACCTGTTCTTCTGTAATATAACGGGCAGTGTCTGCTGTAGCTCTATTAAAGTCAGTTGATCGTCCTACATAGATATCAGGTAATCTAAATGCACTTTGTACTTTTTTACGTGAGCTATCATCATAATCTAAGAACAGTGCATCATCTTGTAACATGTCAGTGACAGATTTAAGCTCGACTCGTGCATTCTCTTTGTTCTCTCCAATGACTCCGCTATCAAGTCCTTCCGCTTCAATTACGAGGAATTTGTGTGAGTTATCAACGCCTTCAACGCTTGCTGCATAATCTTCTAATTGAGCAATAGACTCATCTGATAATTCAGCATTGTGTAGTAATATAGCCATTGGTGTATGTCGACCTTGTGTGAAATAACGGTAGTTTAATTCCTCCGCCATTCTTGCTCCTACCATATGAATAAGTTGCCCTATCCATCGTGGAATACCATAAGCATCTGAACCTAATTTAAAATGAAGTATTTCATTAGCCTGCTGTTCAACAGGTAAATCGTCTTTATACTCACCTGTGAATACATCTAATGTTCTAGGATCTCCGTACTCTTTATAATATACCTTTTTAGTACCTACGCTTTGCATGAACTTTCTGAATCGTCTTTTACGTGTAATGGTTGTATTACCAAATGGTTGTGTAACATCAATATACTCACTTAGTTTTGTCAGTTGTATATGTTCCGGGTCTAATCTGACACCTTCAACTGGTAATCCTTCACCATTTCTGATTATTTCTAAGTAACCATTACCTGTAATCTCTCTATCTTCAATGACATCTCCTAATACATCTTCAAAGCTTGTATCAAAGTTGAAGTATTTGATAAAGTTATTTACCTTATCCCACTCGCTCATTAATTCAGGAGATTCACCATCAATAGTTGTATCATCTGTGTATTCTGGTACTGCTCCAAAACCTACGATATTTCTCTTATATGCTTCAATGCATTGTAATAGAATACTACTTTCTTCTACTATCTTTTTTAATTGTTTTATATCGTACGGGACGGGAATGACACCTTGTGTATTTGCTAACCGGCCATCTTTATCATCTTCAAGACTGTTTGATGTTAATGC